TCGGCGCCAAGGCCTGGCGCGACCTGGAGAAGCACAGGCTCGCCGTCGCCAAGCCGGTGTATGCCGCGCAGGTCGCGATATACCAGGCGTATCTCGATCTGCACGCCCACCCGGCGCTGTTCACCGCGATCAATGCCGACACGATGGAGGTCTACGCCGAGCGCGTGCCCTTCGACGGCCAGCTCGCGCAGCGCATGTCCGACCGCGCGGTGCAGATCGTGCTCGCCACCGATGCCGGCGAGCTGCTGCCGCGCAGATTCTCCGATCCCACCCATTTCGAGTGCCGCTTCTGCGCCTGGCAGGACCGCTGCTGGAGATCCGCATGACCCCCGATGTCCTTCCCGATTTCAACGAGCCGATGGTCGCTGCGCGTACCGCGCATCAGGCGTTGTGCATTCCGATGCAGTGGCTCAACAACAAAGTCCAGCGCCGCGCGCGGGGCGTACCGCACTACCGCATCGGTCACCTGGTCCGGTTCCGTCTGGGCGAACTGGAGCAGTGGCGCGATCGCCACGCGACCGTGATCGTGACGGCGAGGGAGCACGCCGATGGCGAATGACTGGCTCGACTTCAATGACGCCGAGCCGGCCACGCCTGTACACCCGCAGGACGACTCGCGCGAGGCGATCCGCGTCGAGCTGATCGCGCGCCTGGAGGCAGTGCTGACGATGCTGTTCCCGGCCGGCAAGGTACGCCGCGGCAAGTTCATCATCGGCGATGCGTTAGGCAGCCCCGGCGACAGTCTCGAAGTGGTGCTGACGGGTGAGAAGGCCGGATTGTGGACCGACCGCGCCGACGGCAACGGTGGCGACATCTTCGACCTGATCGCGGCGCATTTCCGGATCGACGTACACGCCGAGTTTCCGCGCGTGCTGGAAGAAGCGGCTCGCCTGTTGGGGCGCATCCGCGACGCCGATCGCGAAGCCGAAAAAGACCCCGCCGATGGACGACCTCGGCCCGGCGACCGCGAAGTGGGATTACCTCGACGCCGACGGCGAGTTGATCGCGGTGGTGTACCGCTACGATCCGCCGGGCGGCAAGAAGGAATTCCGGCCGTGGGATGCGAAGCGCCGCAAGATGGCGCCGCCGGAGCCGCGTCCGCTGTACCACCAGCCGGGCATCGCGACCGCGGACACGGTGGTCCTGGTGGAAGGCGAGAAGTGCGCGCAGGCGCTGATCGACGCCGGTATCGTCGCGACCACGGCGATGCACGGCGCGAACGCGCCGGTCGACAAGACCGACTGGTCGCCGCTGGCCGGCAAGGCGCTGCTGCTGTGGCCTGACAAGGACGTGCCGGGCTGGGAGTACGCGACGGCCGCGGCGCAGGCCGCGCTCGCCGTTGGCGCAACGTCCTGTGACATTCTGCTGCCGCCTGACGAGAAACCGGAAGGTTGGGATGCGGCCGACGCGCTGGCCGACGGCTTCGACGTCGCCGGCTTCATCGCCAGCGGCCCGCGCATGTGCATCAAGCCCGCGACCGCGACGCCGACGCAGGAGGCCTCGGTCTGGGCGACCGACGACGCGCTCGCGCTGTCCTTCACCACCCGCTACGCCGAGGACTGGCGCTACTGCGCGGCCTGGGACAAGTGGCTGTTGTGGGAGGGGCGCCGCTGGCAAGCCGACGACACGCTCCTGGTCCAGCACCTGTCCGGGCGGTGTGCCGCGAGGCGGCGCTGAAGGCCGACTCGCACCGGCTTGCCGCGAAGCTCGCCGCCAGCGGCACCGTCGGCGGGGTGGAGCGGCTGGCGCGCACCGACCGTCGGCATGCGGCGACGGCGGAGGTCTGGGACGCGAATCAGTACGCGCTGAACACGCCCAGCGGGATCGTCGATCTGCGCAGTGGCCGGCTCCGGCCGCACGACCGAGGCGAGCACCACACCCGGCTGGCGACGGCCACGCCGAAGGGCGACTGTCCCCGCTGGCGGGCGTTCCTCGGCGATGTGACCGGCGGCGATGCGGATCTGCAGGCGTACCTGCAACGCATGGCCGGCTACTGCCTCACCGGCGCGACCAGCGCGCATGCGCTGTTCTTCCTGTACGGCACCGGTGCGAACGGCAAGTCGGTGTTCGTGAACGTGCTGGCGACGCTGCTGGGCGACTACGCGACCAACGCGCCGATGGACACGTTCATGGAGGCGCGCGGCGACCGCCATCCGACCGACCTGGCGGGGCTGCGCGGTGCGCGCTTCGTGGCCTCTGTCGAAACCGAGCAAGGTCGGCGCTGGAACGAATCGAAGGTCAAGGCCATCACCGGCGGCGACAAGGTCTCGGCGCGGTTCATGCGTCAGGACTTCTTCGAGTACACGCCGCAGTTCAAGTTGGTGATCGCCGGCAACCACAAGCCCGCCATCCGCAACGTCGACGAGGCGATGAAGCGGCGCATGCACCTGATCCCGTTCACGGTGACGATCCCGCCCGCGCGTCGGGATCCGGCACTCACCGAGAAGTTGCTGGCCGAGCGCGACGGCATCCTCGCCTGGGCGCTGACCGGGTGCCTGCAATGGCAACGCAACGGCTTGCAACCTCCTGCAAGCGTGGTCTCCGCGACCGAGGAGTATTTCGAGGCCGAAGACGCGCTGGGGCGCTGGATGGACGAGCGCTGCGTGCGCACCGATCGCGCCAAGTCGTTGACCGCCGAACTGTTCAACGACTGGAAGGCCTGGGCCGAAGCGGCGGGCGAATTCGTCGGTTCGCAGCGCCGCTTCTCGGACCTGCTCGTGGCGCGTGGCATTGAAAAGTGGCGTAACCCGCTTGGCGTGCGGGGCTTCCAGGGGATCGGCGTGAAGGTCGTCCCCAGGTCTGGATACACGCCTTATGCCGATCCCGATTAACCCGCCCGACGCAGCCGACGCAGTTCATGATTTACGCCCACACGTGCGCGCACACGCACGTATAGGGAGGAACCACGAACAGCGTCGGCTGTGTCAGGCATCCCTCAATGGAACCCTGACGATGACCCAGACACTTCTCGCGCTCGACCTCGGCACCACCACCGGCTGGGCATTGCGCACCCCCGATCGCCGCATCGTCAGCGGCACCCAATCCTTCAAGCCGCAACGCTTCGAGGGCGGCGGCATGCGCTTCCTGCGCTTCGTGCGTTGGCTGGATGAACTGCAGGCGCTCTCGGGAGGCCTGCGCCATCTGGCGTTCGAGGAAGTGCGCCGGCATGCATCCACGGACGCCGCGCACGCCTACGGCGGCTTCCTCGGCCAGCTCTCGGCCTGGTGTGAACAGCGCCAGATCCCATACCAGGGCGTGCCCCTGGGCACGATCAAGAAGCACGCGACCGGCAAGGGCAACGCGAACAAGGACGCGATGCTCGACGCGGTCCGGGGCTGGGGCTACGCCCCGGTCGACGACAACGAAGCGGACGCGCTGGCCCTGCTGCACTGGGCCATCGCGCAGGAGCGTTCGGCATGACCACATGGACGTTCGACGAGGTCGAGCAGCGCTTCCACGAAGCCGCGGCGACGTCGTTCCGGTTGCCCGCGGCGCGGGTCGCCGGCTACGTCAGCCTGTGGCCCGAGATCGCGCGCCAGTCGTGGGAGGGCTATGCGGACGAGCGGATCGTGCTGCGCTTCCCGGCAACGCCTGCGGCGGTCGATCGCCTGGCCGAGACCACGCAGTGGCTGCAGTGGCTGAGTGTCGAGCAGCGCAAGCTGATCTGGGCGCGCGCTCGCTACGTGCCGTGGCGTGCGATCTGCGCAGCGCACCACTGCTCCAAGCCCACCGCGTGGCGGCGCTGGCGGCATGCGCTCACGCTGATCGTGGTGCAGCTTAACGGCCAGCCGCCGCGCATCGTGGACGCGATTGCGCAGCGTGACGCGACGTGAAGCAGTGCAACGCAAGCGCGCGCGTTGGATCGTAAAACCCCACGAAAAACGATGAAACACTCTCCCCGATTGCAGGGTATCTTTTGTGCCACGGTGGTCATGCGTCCTGAAGCAGCACGCTTCGGACGCGATGGCGACCCACGAGGCCAGTAGTAGACCCACAAGGTCTATGGGTCCTCCCTGCGCCCCAGTTAGAGCGGGCGGCAGAGCCGCAGAACCCCGCTACCGTCTGACTGCAAACCAAGGTTTGCGCCGGTTTGCGGGTTTGCAGGTTTGCGGTGCAACCCACGGTTTGCAGGCCCCATCCCTGGGGCCTGTCGCTCCGCGACCCGCCTGCGGCGGTCCAAACGCGCTCCATGCGCGTTTGTGC